AGATGGGTTTTTAATATTGGAGCAGGCAATACAAACACTGGCGCTCAGTCATCTTGGACAGCCGTTAAACAAATAAAATGGCAAGTAAGAGATTATGGCGCAAGTAATGCAAGACAGTTGCTACATCAAACAGTATATTGGGATGGTGCAGGTGGCGCACAATTTTGTATGCCTAATTTAACAATAACGGCAATAGCATAATTTAACTAGAATAAATAAACAATGGCTAGCACAATAACATCATCAAATCCAAGAATACTTGCTGAAAGAACCTTTAAAGATTTAGACTTATCTTTTATAGTTCATCCAGTTAGAAAAGACATAAACAAGCATGTTAATGAATATGCAGTAATCAATTCTGTAAAAAATCTTGTTTCTACGAACTTTTATGAAAAGCCCTTTAGACCAGAGATTGGTAGTGGAATTAGAAGTTTATTGTTTGAAAATGTTGATCCAATTATCTCCGCAAGACTGGAAAGAGCAATTGTGGAAACAATTACAAATTATGAGCCTAGAGTTGAAATTTCAGGTATAAGAGCAACGGCTTATCCAGACGAAAATCGATATAATATTTCAATGGAATTTTTTATTATAAACAACCCAAGCCCTATCACAATTGACTTTTTTCTAGAAAGAATTAGATAAAAAAATGGCAGACACTTTATCTGTAACTAATCTTGATTTTGATACGATCAAAGAAAATTTAAAGACATTTCTAAGTCAACAATCTGAGTTTACTGATTATGACTTTGAAGGTTCTGGCCTTTCTGTTCTTCTTGATGTTCTTGCATATAACACTCACTATCAAGCCTACTATTTAAATATGGTAGCTAACGAGTCTTTTATGGATACGGCTCTATTAAGAGATTCTGTAATTTCACATGCAAAAGTTTTGGGATATTTACCTTATTCACGTAAGTCTCCACGTGCATTAATTAATTTTACTGTGAATACTGCAACTTCCACTGCATCTACAATAACAATACCTAGAGGTTTTAGATTTTTATCAGAAGACATCGATGGTGTTAGTTATGGCTTTGTTACTTTAGAAGAATTGAAAGTAACTAAAGCAAATACGGATTTTTCATTCTTCGATTTACCTATTTACGAAGGTCAATTAGTATCTTATACTTATGTTCATAATGAAGCTGCAAATCCTAAACAAATTTTCACATTACCAGATAAAGACGTAGATACTTCGACAATTCAAGTTACTATTCAACCATTGGTAACAAGCAGTGAAACATCAGTATATACTTTGGCAACAGACTCTAGTAATACAAGCACACAGTCTGAGGTCTTTTATTTGCAAGAAGGTAAAAATCAACAATATGATATTTATTTTGGCGACAATGTAATTGGTAAAAAGTTGCCTAATGGAGCAATTTTAAACATACAATATCTCGTTACGAATGGTAGTGCGGCAAATAAAGCAAACAATTTTGTTGCGACTGATACATTGTCCGATTCTTTAGGTAATTCACAGACGGATTTTATTATTGATCCAATAAGTGAAGCTGCTGGTGGCGCTGAGAGAGAATCAGTAGATAATATTAAATTTTCTGCGCCTCTTTTATATACCACACAAAATCGATTAATTACATTTTCCGATTATGAAGCCTACATTTCAAAAAACTATCCTGCAATAAACTCAGTTTCGGTTTGGGGTGGAGAAGATGAGAAGCCGCCAAAATTTGGAATTGTTTATATCGCATTAAATCCAAAAGAAGGCTACTACTTATCTGATACCGAAAAACAAAGAATTGTTGATGAAATTATTAAACCCAAATCTATTGTTGCAATTCAAACAGTCATTCGTGATCCAGAATACTTGTATTTGAAACTTTCCTCTTCGGTCAGATATAGAAAAACAAAAACTATACAAACAGAAGATCAATTAAAAACATCTATTCGTAATGCAATTTTAAACTATAAAATAACAAATTTAAATAAGTTTGATGCAGAGTTTATTCTATCAAGAGTTCAAGATGATATAGATAAAGTAGATACGAATGCTATTATTGGTTCAAGTGTTTCGGTTCGCCTACAAAAAAGATTTGTTCCATCATTAAATTCATCTGCTCCTTACACAATTGAATTTAATGTTCCTTTACGTAGAGGTACCATTGGTAATAAATTAACTTCAACACCTTTTACTGTGGCGGATGCACAAGGAATTGATCGTGAAGTTCAATTTGATGAAATACCACAATCATTTTCTGGTATCTCTTCTATTCAAGTAACAAATCCTGGAACAGGTTTTAGTTCAGTTCCAACCGTCACAATCAATGGAGATGGAACAGGAGCAACCGCCGCTGCAACTGTTTTAAATGGTCAAATTCAAAGTATTGAAATTGTGAATCGTGGTATCGATTACACCCGCGCTACAGTTACGATTTCTGGCGGTGGTGGTTCTGGTGCCATAGCAACTGCTGTAATTGATGGAAGAATAGGCACAATTCGAACCGTATACTACGATTCTTTTGCACAAAGACAAGTAGTGGACGAAAATGCTGGTGAAATTGATTATGATGCAGGCACAATTAAAGTTTCAAACATCAACATTAAGGATGTTGATTCTTCTGATGGAGAAATTCGTTTAACGATTGAGTCGGAAAAAGACATTATAAATTCCTCAAAGAACACAATTATTACCATAGATCAAGATGATCCAACTTCAATTAGCACAACACTAGAGACTGTTTAATGTCAGCAGCGGATTTAAAAACATCGATACTTGTTCAAAGACAGGTACCTGAATTTGTTAGGGATGAATATCCCAAATTTGTAGCTTTTCTTGAAGCCTACTATGAGTTTCTTGAAACGCAGGCGAACACGTCCAGCACATCGAATAATTTAGTTACCACAGCAAAATCATTAAGAACCATCAAAGACGTTGATGATTCTCTTAGTCAGTTTGAAAAGAACTTTTATAACACATACGCAACTTTAATACCATTAGAAGTTCAGTCAAACAAAGCACTTCTTTTTAAACACCTCACAAATCTTTATTTGTCAAAAGGTAATGAAAGTTCTTACAAACTTTTATTTCAATTAATTTTTGGCGAAGATATTGATATTATCTATCCTAAAAATAATGTTCTTCGAGCATCGGCAAGTAAGTGGCAAGTAGACAACATACTTAGAGTTAATTCTGATGTTTCAAGCCGTTATATTGGTAATGGAAATACTAAAGTTTTTTATCTTGCACAAATTGCCGGTGTAGATGACGTAGACATTTTTGTAAATAATGTTTTAAAAACGAATGAAGTAGATTATTATATTAATAAAGAATATCGCAGATTAGTTTTTCACACTGCACCAGCAAATGATGCAGTGATTACTGCAAGATATTTGAACTTTGATGTTAAACTTTTGAATAATCGTAAGGTTACTGGATTGACTTCAGGTTCTTCCGCGATTATTGAGACATCAAATAAAAGAATTATTTCGGATGTTTTCAGTATTGGTTTACCAATTGAAGTCATTTTAAATGCAGCATCATTAAAAGGTGATTTTTTAAACGGCGAAATTGTAAGCATTCCAATTAATGATGAAACGAATGGTATTTCAATTGACCTACGAGCATCTACTTTTTCAATTATTCGAAAAATCGATGTAGTAAATGCGGGTAACAACTATAGCGTTGGTGATCTAGTTTCCGTCGTGGGTGGAAATGCCACTGTTAATGCAGTTGGAACAGTGGCAAGTATTTCTTCGGGTGTAATTGAAGTTTCTAGGGTTCATCATGGTGGTGCGGCGTTTACATTTTCTTCACCTTTTGCTGTGAGTGGTAATGATGCATTCTCTTTTATGACGGCGGTTGTTGATGGTATCGATACGACGGGTGCAAATGCTGCAAACACATTGACGGTTTCTCCCGATGTAATTACAAATTTAACTTTGAATATTGATGGTGCTGTTTATATCAATACATCTAATTTTGGTGCTATCTTTTCAAAGTCGAATGTAAGTGCAGCAAATACAATTGAAGAAGCGTTAAATTATGTTACAATTCCAGTTGGTCCAATTACAAACGTTTCAATTTTGCTGTCTACAGTTTCTCTAAATGAAAAAAACAAAGTTATTCTTGATGGTGCTGGTGCAGAATATAGTTCAAATATACCGAAAAGATTTTCAAAAAGTTTAAGATCGATTGGTCGTTATAAAATTAATGATGGAGGTTTAAACTATCAAATAGGTGATGAAATTACATTTGGTCCTAATCCATTAGGAACTTATGGT